TCAGGAAAGACCCCAAAGGACCACCAAACTGAACAAAGTCAGAAGCACCTACTGATTGACCACCAAGAAAAGTAATGGTTGATCCATCGTGCCAAGCAGAAGTCACTGCTTTAGTGGAGCCACCAATGTTGGAGATAAACAACATAGTGACTTCAGCATGATAATCCGTAGGTACCGTCAGGATAGTATTGGATATACCTGCTGTTAGATTCTTGCCAATACTATACTTCATTGCTTGCAATCACCTTGGCAATGTAATCCATTCTCTTAACCACACCATCATTAGTGTTGTTAAGTTTTCTTTGATTGTAGTCGTTGTTATTCAAGAACTCTTTAGCAGCCTCTTTGAACTTACCTTGGTTAAACAACATACGGGTCTTTCTGGACTGCTGCCAGTCTCCCCTGTACATGGCACTTAGGATGGCTGCTTGAGTCTCCTCATTGAGAAACTCAAATTGAGGAGTGAGGTCTTTGGTTTGTCTTACAAAGGATTCATACACTTCAGGGAATGGTTTATCAAGATAAAACCTTGTTTGACCCACACCTTTGGTTATCACACCCTTATCGTCCTTGTATTCACCATCACAGTACCCCTCATGGAGGATTATAGTTTCCATAGGGAGGGGCAAGGGCTTCTTTAGATTGTACACTTCACAGACCTTATCAACTGCTTTTTGACCATGGTAAATCTTAGGTTTCAAAGTATTCACCGTCTACAGCGTCTTGGGAGGGGTCTATGTCTAATGTATCACCTTGGTCTGTTGAGGAGGATACAAGACCTGAGATGTTGATTGTGATTGCAGACTTTCCATTGTTCTTTTGAATCTCCTGCTCAAAAGCAGAGACAGGTAGCATTCTATCCATAAGTAGTTTCCATGCTGCTGCTTGGTTCTTATGGTCATCATTCAGTGCTGCATTAAAAATAGAGTCAAGAACTTTAGCTGACTTAGGTGAGGCAAGCATCCTTTGCTTGTACTCATTGATGATTGCTGCATCACCCTTTGGTCTCCCCACAGGTCTGGGCTTAGGCTTTAAGGAAGCCTTTGGGGGTCTACCCTTGGTGGTCTTTCTGGTGATGACACCCTTCTGAGGTGTAGAAGACACAACCCCTTCGGGGATGACAACCAAATCAGTTTCTATTTCGTTTGACATGGGCAATAGACCCCCTAGTAGTATCTTAAGTGGGTCTTAAGTTATCCATTAAGTAGTTACTTAGTATTTATTCTTTAAGGTTTATTCTTAAAGGTTACTCTAAGAGAACTCTTATAGTTACTCTAAGAGTTACATCAAGAGTACTCTAAGAGAACTCTTATAGTCTTACATGTGTATATATACTTTTATTATATCATATTTTTAAGTGAAAGTAAACACCTAGCACTACCTTTTTTTATACACCCAAGTTCTCCTTTTGTTCTACACGGCATATCACTACATATAGTGTTACTTTTACTTTTACACACAATAGGTTGTATTAACCTAATAGGTTAGTCTACTATTGTTCTAACACAGGTAATAACAGGAAATACCAGAGTAAATTCCATTGTGATACCAAAGTAAACTTGATGGGTACTTGATGGGTACTTGATGGGACTAGAGGGGTGTTTTTCTAATTTACTCTTTTGCAAACCTAAGTGCCTACTGCACCTGTTCAAGCCACTCGCCCCCTCCCCCCGGGGTAGTCCATTGGAGTACTCGAGTGGTAGTCCATTGGACCACATCAGTCCACTTGGGTAGTCCATTGGACCACTAGTGCACTGCCTTAGTAGTCCATTGGAGTAGTCGCCCATTGGACCACTAGTGCACTGGAGTAGTAGTGCAATGGAGTAGTGCTCCAGTGGGTCACTAGTGCACTGGAGTGGTAACCCAAGGGGCTAGTGGTGCACTGGACTACAAGAGGGAGAGCTGATGTGGGAGCCTCTAGTGCACCCCTCAGGACCACACAGGACCACACAGGGCAGCCTCAGGACCACAGAGGACAGCACAGAGCAGCCTAGGACAGCACAGGAGGGCACAGGGAGGGCAGAGGGCAGGGAGGGAGCAGGGCACCACAGAGGGCACCCTGCGAGGTCTCAGGGAGGCGAGAGCTTACCAGTCAAAGGCTACGCAGACGGGACCACAACCACGGGCTTTGCAGCTGTGTGCTGCGATGGCTCTGATCCGTTCAGCCTCCATCTCTCTCTTTCTCGATCCGCGCCAAGCCACAGGCGAAGCGCCCGCGAGCAATTCGTCGCAGCGAGGGCAGCCCGGAGTCTTGCGTCCGAAGGCAGGACCGCCACAGGTATGCTTTGTTGTGCACATGTTCTCAGCCTCCGAATGCGACGTTGATCGCTGCTATTGACGTTGCGAACAAGTACGCCAAGTGCGCTGCGAGCAGGGCTTGGGTGACTGGATCTTGAAGGTCTCTCATGAGTGCTGCCATGGTCTGTGTCCTATCTGTGTGATGACGTGCGCATCGTCCCTCTGATCTCAGTCAGAGTCTACTAGCGTTTTTGATAGTTAGCACAGGGACGCATTACTAGCGTTTTCGATAGTACCAGTCTAGCAGGCAAAGCCTCAGTATACGTATATCGGGTGCCGCACTGGCAGCCCACTAGCGAGGATCGAGAGAATGACCAAGATTGAAGCCCGCGAGATTGCAACCGCCAAGATGGCGAAAGCACACGGCATGGATGATATGGCTGCGCGTACTCTGTCTGGAGTGTACCGGGCGGCGATGAGCAGAAAGACTCAAGCCGAGGTGCTGGCTCTGGCTGTCGCGATGGGAATCGAAAAGCATGAAGATTTCATTATCTAAGCAGAGGGTAAGACAATGATTACATCAGTAGCGTTACTTTGCGAAGGGGAATGCGTGGCATTCTCCTCCATTGGTCTGAATCGTTCGTGGATCGACACTTACGAACTAGGTCGCATGATGCTGGTAATGCAGCGCCTAGGGCATAGTGACTTTGACGTGGAGGCGACGGATGAAAACGGCGCTAAGGTCGAGGTCTGGTGGAATCTGAGCCATCGCGACGGTGACCATTTTTTCAAGGTCGGGGAATTCGTCGCTGAAGACGAAGAAGAACAGTACTAAACAGAGGGTAAGACAATGACTGAATCAGAAGTTAGAAAAATTCTCCGTGACGCATACGGGGCTCACCATCATAGAATCTCGTCCGAAGGTGAGATTGAATACTGGAGAATTAGACTTGGCTGGCGTGTTTTTGGCTACCTTGGCGATCCTAAAACGATTGCACGCCTGAACACGCTTCGAGGATAAACCAGCCGAAACCCGCTTAGGCGGGTCTGCACGGGTTAGCCTACGTGCACTGATGTGGCAGGCTACAGACAGAGGGTAAGACAATGGCTACTAGTGATCTCTATGAGACTGTGACTGCTCGGGTTCTCCATATGATGGAGACTCATGGTGACCGATGGGTCAATCCGTTCGGCAAGACAACGCAAGCACACAACCTTGTATCCCAGAAGGCATACAAGGGTATCAATCAGATTATGCTTAACTGGTCACAATATGAATCGACCACGTGGGCGACGTATAAGCAGTGGTCAGACAACGGTTGCCAGGTAAAACGAGGGCAGCGTGCAACGGGCATTGTGTTCTGGCAGTTTATCGAGAAGACAGACGCAGACGGGAAGAAGAAAACAATCCCAATGTTGCGTCATTATTCGGTATTCAATGCCGAACAGGTCGACGGATACACCTCTCCCGTGGAACCAACGGGTACTGTAGATACACTGGCGGTCGCTGAGACTGTCTTTAAAAGCATAGGTGCAACGATCGAGCACACTACTAAAGCCGCAGCATACTATGTACCCGCTTTAGACAAAATCCACATGCCAGTCAAAGCCGCATTTACTGATACTCCCACGTCAACGGCTACTGAATGCTACTACAGCACACTGGCCCACGAATGCGTACATTGGACCGGGCACAAATCGCGGCTTGATCGTGACTTGACTGGCTTCTGCGATCAAGACTATGCGCGGGAGGAACTGGTAGCAGAATTGGGAGCTGCTATGTTGTGTGCCTCACTTAGGATCAGCAACGAGCCTCGCCCTGACCATGCTCACTACCTGAATTCGTGGATCAAGCGCCTTCGCGATCACAAGCGGGAATTCGTGGTAGCAGCGGGTGCCGCAGCGAAAGCAGTAGACTTCATCACCACGAAGGCGAACTATCAAATCTGATAGGTGAACCATTCAACGTCACGCTGTAGGATTGCCTGCGGCGTGACACTACAGAGGATAGAGACCATGAATCTTGAACTATGGACCAGACCGAATTACTACATAGGCGCAGACTGGGATGGGTATTATGTGTTTCTCGGAAGAAACCGAGATTCACAGCTACTGGAAGTCAGCAATTTTGAATGCGCTTTGTCTGACTTGGGGGGTGAATCCGAAACTGTTCTCGTGGTGAGAGAATACCATTGGGCGGTAGGCTGGGTGGAATGGATTGCCATTCACGAATCAGACACTACGGCATTGAAGGCTGCCGATGAGATAGTTGCAGCCTTGGCAATTTATCCCATTGTGAATGAGTCGGACTATTCCGAGCGTGAATGGGAATACGCCTGCGAAGCATGGGAATGCATGAGTGTCCGCGAGCGTGTTCGTTTACTTGGGGAGGCAGGAGAGAACATATTCTCAGCTCGCAGTGATGATCTTCCTTCCTCAGGGGACGTTTTCGAGAGACTGACAAGAGGAGCATGACAAAATGATCACAGTCAAAAAATCCAGCATCCCCATGGGCTCGCAACGTCGCATCAGGAAGCAACGTATCCGTGCATTGGCTAAGTCATGCGTAGAGTTAATCGCGGGAACACTAGTGATTGGTGCCTTGTGGGCGATGGTCCTATTTGCCTTGCTGTCACCGTGTGGTGCGACTATGATTGATGCCGATGGGAATCGTCATGTGTACCAATGTTCAATGTGGGGTGAATGATGTCTGAGATATTGCACCTGGCTAATTCGGAGGATGGTCTGGAAGTTATCGTAACTGAACTATCCCAGCGGACTATTCGCTACATGCTCAAATTCAGGGACACAGATGCGGACGAAACCATAGCCACACTGTTTCTCCCTGAAAAAGACTATGCCTTACAGTATGCTCGAAACCTGATTGAAGGAACCAAGCCATGAAAAAGAAACGTCACCTAAAGTACACTCCCTGCAAATGCCCTGTCTGGAAATTCCCACATAAGCCAGAAGATGCATGCAACGAGAGATTCGAGGATTTTGATTTAATCAAACACAGACAACGGCAAATAGAGTATGCCGACGCCAATGGCGGATCTATACCAGACAATTTCGATCAAAGAGCAGATACAAGATACTACAGACAGTGGTGAACAATTTATGAACATATTCTATCTACATGAGAACCCCACACTAGCAGCACAGATGCAGTGCGATAAACACGTGGTCAAAATGACGCTGGAAACGGCACAGTTAATCTGTACTGCGCATCATGTTCTAGGGACAGAGCCAGTCTACATACCCTATAGAGCAACACACAAAAATCACCCTAGTGCTGTCTGGGTTAGAGAATCAATTCATCATTACCATTGGACCGTGAAGCATTTTAAGGCACTCGCAGACGAATACCAGAAGCGATACAATCGTGAGCACTTGGCATGGTCAAAGTGTAAACACATTGCTATGTTTGATCCCTTAGAAATTCCAAAGTCACCATTCACTCCACCCCCACAATGTATGCCCCTAGAACTCCATAGGAACCCCTCAGACACCGTTGAAGCCTATAGGGACTACTACCGTACCAACAAAGCACAAATCCTCGTATACGCCCATTCACAGGCTCCTGCGTGGTTACAAGGAGAGACAGCATGAAAACAATTGTATTGAAGTATTCAGAGACCGAGGTTCACAACTTTTGCTGTGACATTTTGGAAAGTGCAGCCATTGATTGTCAGTATTGGGCTGGTCATGATTTACCAAAGCATGCAGCTAAGGATGATCAGGGCAGGACAGTATCCATCAATTTTCAACACTTGGTTCAGGACGAATCCTTGGGACCATGGAAGCGTACTTTCCTCGATACAGAGGCATTGTGGCAAGGTTTGAAGGAATACATCACGTTGAGCCAATTACAAAGCCAATTGGACAACCATATTACCCAGGGTATCCTCATGCTCAATGTGAATGCTTTGGATGACTTTGACATTGACGAAATAATCCGTGATGCTTTGTTTGACTTAACTGTGGAGTGGTAAAGATGAAAAACCAAGGTGTATTCAATTCTAAGGCAAAGCTCAATGAGGATAAGGTAAAACTAATTCATGCCTTAAAGAGAATCAAGAAAGTAAAAAATGAGACCATTGGCAATCTCTTTGGTATCAAAAAAAGTACAGTAGCAGGCATCCTTCGTGGGTTTGCATGGAAACATGTACAGCCACCGACACCGGAGGAAGCCGCAGAGTTAGTGGTAGCCTATGAGGCTTTGGAAGATGCTGAGAAAGAATACCTAGACTATCGTAAGGTTTCGCTGATGTCAGGGAAACAATCCATGAAGGAATTCCTAAAGAGTAAAAAGTCAAAGGTTACACTTTGGCTCATGAAACCCTTTAGTGAAGCACAAGGTATCAATAACTTTAGATACTCAATGGGAGTTAAGAAGTGACCAGAGAAGACATTATCCAAGGAGACTTGAAAATGCAAAATGTAACGATTGATGGTGTTGAGTATGCTCCTGTTTCTGCCCGTCCGACAGGCACCCGTGCTGTGGTCGTCGTAGATCGTGGATGGATCTTTGCTGGAGACGTGACTCGGGAGAACGGACGTATTCGTCTGAGCCGAGCCGTCCACGTGTTCTCCTGGGACTCGATTGGTTTTGCCAAGATGGTCGAGACTGAGCAGGCAGACCTGCGCCCGATTGCGGACGTAGATATGCCTGAAGGCGCAGAAATTTTCTGCGTCCCCGTTCACGAAGGATGGGGGCTGTGATGCCCTCATTCTTCCCCGTCGGCAACGGCAACGGCAACGGCGGTGGGCGCGGCATCGGCGGCGGTTACGGCTATGGCGACAGCGACGGATGTGGCTATGGCTATGGTGACAGCGACGGCGACGGCAGCGGTTACGGCTATGGCGACAGCTATGGCTATGGCTACGGTTGCGGCGACGGTTGTGGTGACACCAACGGCGATGGTTACGGTTACGGCGACGGCTATGGTTATGGCGACAGCTATGGCTATGGCTACGGTTGCGGCTACAATTACGGTTTAGGGACCGTAGAGAAAAGCAGGGGAAGAAGATGACCAGAGAAGAAATTATACGCATGGCGAAAGAGGCTGGATATCTTGCGTGGCACATAGATCCTAGGGCTGAGCGCTTCTCCGCTCTTATTGCCGCAGCAGAGCGCGAGGCGTGTGCAAAGGTGTGCGAGGAGACAACGGCATCTTGGACACAGTACTTTTACAATGACGGGTGCATTGACTGTGCCAAAGCAATTAGAGCAAGGGGTGAAACATGACACAATTTGAACTAGAGCAAGCCATCATGGGAGCTTGGGGTATCATTGAAGACATCCAGCTACTCAGGCAAACCATAGAACACTTTAAATTACAACCCAAGGAGTACGATAACCTGGACAATTATCTTCTTGGTTTAGAAACAATCTATCAGAGGAAATTCGAGAATGTGTTTTCTCTCTTTGAGAAGTTACTATGGGAGACAAAGCATGGGAACTAACTTCTATGTAGTGACAAACGAATGTGAACGCTGCGGGAGATACGACAAAGAACTACATATAGGCAAGTCATCCTTTGGCTGGTGTTTTCACTTCCAAGGTTACAAACACCTTGGGCTTGTCTCCTGGAAAGAGTGGAAGAAGTATCTCAAAGACAAAGAGATCAAGGATGAGTACGGTGACACAATGGAGTATTCCTATTTTGTCAACCTGATTGAAACCTACAAGTCACCTCACTATGTGCATGAGAATGGACACAAAAACCTTCAACATAACTTCCAAGGGCGTATTGACAAATTGCCTTGGTTTGATCCACAATTCGATTGGGACGACGAAGAAGGTTACCCCTTCAGTTCCCGTGAGTTTTCTTAACAGCAGGAGAGTGTAAATGAGTGTACGTTATCCTGAACATGATTG